GGAGAAGGGCGCGCGGCCCCTTTTCTGCACACTAAGCCAGTTCAAGGTTATTTTTTAAAACAACAAAACCCAAACAAAAAATGCCACAACCACGCAAAATACCGCAAACATTAAACAAACCAATTAACCAGCGCAAGGCCGCTGCAAAACTACCCGACGCTATACCCATCGACCCAAACACAATTACCCCGCCACCGGGCAAGTCCCAAGAATGGCTGGACTTTTTTTGGGAAGTTATAGAAATCAGCAAAGCCTTGGGCACCGACAGCTGGTCAGACCTGCGATCGGTCTGCGAGTTCTGCGACGTTTTTGAGGAAGTTCAGCGGCTTAAGCGAAGCCTAACCGGCCCCGACGGCGTGGAGCGTTACACGGACATCGGCAGCACGGGCCAGCCGGTAGTCAGCGCAAACTACAAAGCGTTAAACAATCTTCGCGTATTGTTTCACAAAATGTTAAACGATTTTGGAATGACCCCACGCGGAAAGGCGTATGTGCATGACAAAAGAAAGAACCCGGTGAATAAGGCGCAAGCCCTAATTGAGGCGCTCGATTTATGACCAGCAAACCGGCCACACCTGAAACGGCTATCGAGTATGCCCGCGACATAACGACAGGCAAAAGGTCAGCGTGCGAGCTGGTGCGCCTTGCCTGCCAGCGGTTTATCGACGAGCTATCCGACCCGCCAACAGGGTACACTTACGACGAGCGGAAAGCCTTACGGGTGCTTAGGTTTGTTCAGCTGATGAAACACACGAAGGGGCCAATGGCCGGCCAACCGTTCCACCTTGAGCCGTGGCAAGCCTTCCTGATCTGCAACGTATTCGGATGGATTGACGCCGAAGGGCTGCGCCGATTCACAAAGGTACTGCTGACCGTGCCGCGCAAGAATGGTAAATCAACCGTGGCAGCGGCCATCGCAAACTATATGCTGATTGCGGACGGCGAAGCCAGCGCGGACGTTTACACCGCCGCGACGAAGCTCGATCAGGCCCGCATCATTTTCGACGAAGCATACCGCATGGCAGAAGACAGCCCATTCTCGGATCACTTGAAATACGCAAATAGTCAGAACCTGAAGTACCTACGCTACGAGCGCAGCGAATTGCGGCCCTTAGCCAGCCAGGATAAAACCCTCGACGGGTTAAACCCGCACGCGGTATTTATAGACGAATACCACGCCCACCGCAACGACGACCTGTTTAACGTGCTGCTGACCGGCATGGGTGCTCGGACGCAACCGCTGATGTTCACCGTCACAACCGCCGGGTTTGACAAAAACAGCCCGGCCCTTAAGTACCAAGGCTACTGCGAAAAAGTTACACGCGGCTTAATCGAAGACCCTAACACCTTCGCGCTTATCTACACGATAGACGACGGCGACGACTGGACAGCGGAAACAACCTGGCGCAAGGCGAACCCCAATTACGGCGTTTCAATCCTGCCTAAGAAGTTTAAACAGGATTTGCGCGAAGCTTTGGAAATCGGCCATAAAGAGGTTGAGTTCAAAACAAAATACCTGAACATTTGGACGGACACCGCCGCCGCCTGGATCCCCGACCGGGTATGGATGGAAGGCGACCGCGCCCGGCCCTTCACCGAGGCCGACCTTACCGGCGCTAAATGCTACGCCGGACTTGATCTTGCAGCCACCGGTGACTTCACCTGCTTTGCCCGGGTGTTCGATAAGGACGGCCAGCTGTACCTGTTGCCTACGTTTTTCCTTCCCGAAGAAACGATTGCCAAACGCACAGACCAGACCGGCGACGCTATCCGCGACTGGGTGCGCCGTGGGCTTATTGAAGTCATGCCGGGCCGGACGGCTGACTACAGGTTCCTGACTAAGTACATTCAGGACGCGCACGCCCGACACCCTATCGAGTGCATAGCATTCGACCGCTTCAACAGCTCGCAACCTGTGGCAGAGTTAACCGAGGCTGGAATGGAGATGGTACCTTTCGGCCAGGGCTATGTAATGATGAACGCCCCGACCCGCGAGCTTGAGCGCCTCGCCCTTAATGGCAACCTGCGCCACGGCGCAAATCCTGTCATGCGCTGGCAGGTGGGAAACGTAGTCCTTACCAAAGACCCGGCCGGAAACGTGAAGATGGACAAAAGCCGATCGGCCGATAAGATAGACGGCCCAGTTGCCGCCGCTATGGCCGTAGGCCTGTGGATGGATAACATGATGACCAGCGGCCCGGCTGAATTCTATGCTTTATAAACCAACCTTAAAAACCTACCCATGAGAAACCTATACATCCGCGACGAGTTCATCGATGAGTTCCACGCGCAATTACCCAAGTACCCGACGTATGAGCAAGCCTACGAAGCGACCGAGGACCTATGCCAGCAGCAGAATAGCCGCCGCCGCTATGCGAACTGGGACAGCTTCCGACAGGTGCTGCACAGGTACCTGAAAAACCGTATGACAAAAAAATGACAAAACTTTACTTGACACGATACAGGTAAAGGTATTACTTTTGAAACCATGAAAACAACACGAAACAACCGCCGCATCTACACCGACATCAAAATGACCGGCTACGGTCACTGGGCTGTGACCATGCCCGTGTACGGTAAGGATTTCACATTCACAACGACTGACAGCAGCGCCATCGACGACTATCGCGACACAGACAGCGAGCGCCGTATGGCCAGCGGCTACCTCGCCCTCCGTGCCGAGTGCATGAGGGTATGGCGAAGCCGCCGCGCAAGATAACCCCGAATGCTGCCGCGAGAGATTCGCGGAGCGGCTGAGTAGTTCTGCCGCATGAAACAAAGGGGTGTTTACTGACAGCCGGGAAAGACCGGCAACCGACCGGGTAGCTCAGTTGGTTAGAGCCTTTGGGGTCGCAGGTTCAAGTCCTGCCCCGGTCACTATCACCTTCCTGAAATCAGGAAAACGATGCAAAACCAATACGACTACATCCGCCACGACCTCACGCCCGGCGACTGGGCTGTATTTTGGGACAGCCAAACCCCCGACCGCTACGTTATTGCGCGGTACAGCCACAGCGAACGCACAACACCGTTTGACCGGCATTGGACGCAGGGCGGCGAATACTTTGCAGAGTGCCTGGCGCAGCCGTTCTTTCATCCGCCAAAGTAAAAAGTAAACAAAGTTTACGCGAACCTAAACAAACCTATTCTAATATTGCCCCGTGCGATTGCTGGGGCTAAACATTACCCGCGCTGCTGCCCTGACTCAGGAGCGGCGCTCTTCGCTTGCGGCCCCTACGCAATGGCTTATCGACGCTATACGCTCCGTCACGGGTGGGACCGGCGAGGGTGTACGCGTAAACCAACAAGCCGCGCTGTCATTGGCTGCGGTTCATGCGTGCGTCCGGGTGATCGCGGAATCGGTGGCAAGTATGCCCCTGCGGTTTTATGGAACCAATACCGACGGATCAAAATTTGTAGATAACGCACACCCGCTATCCTACCTGATCAACGAACCCAACGAGGCGCAGACCCGATACGAGTTTGTGCAATGGATGGCCATGCAGCTCAAGCTGACCGGCAACGCCTACGCGGTCATAACCCGCGACCCCACAACCCAGCGCCCGGTAGAATTGAACCCCATCCCGACAAAGCGGGTAAAGGCGCAGCTGACTCCTACGGGTATTCTGTACCACATCGAAGGCCGCGACGAACCTATCGCCGGAATCGACATGGTACATTTTCGCGGCATGACGGCCGACGACCTGACTACGGGCCTGAACCCCATCCAGCTTCACGCGAATAGCCTCGGCATTACCATAGGCGCTGAACGCAGCACGGCCCGTTTCTACGGCAAAAACGCCAGTCTGAAATGGGCTATCAAATGGAAGGGCGCACAGCCGTCCGTGGAAGCCGCGCAAAAAACCAAGCAAACGTTTATTAATGTGTTGGAAGGTAACGACCCCGTTACCGTGTTGCCCGACGGCACTGATCTTGAACAGCTGAACCTTTCACCGCAGGAAGCCGAATTTATCGCAGCCCGGAAATACGGCGCTGAGGATATTGCCCGGATGTTCGGGGTTCCCGCCTACATGATCGGCGCGGATAGCTCCGGCATAAAATCCTCGGTAGAACAGCAAGCGCAAGATTTCTACACCCAGACCATCCTTCCTACCGTCACGATGATGGAGCAGGAGCTTCGCCGCAAGCTGGCCACTGAAGCGGAAAAGGGAACGTACTACTTCAAATTCGTATTCAACAGCCTACTCCGGGCCGACGCAAAGAGCAGGGCCGAATATTACAACATGGGCATTCGCGGCGGCTGGCTTTCCCCCAACGAGGCGCGAGGGCTTGAAGACTTTAACCCGATGGCCGGCGGCGAAACAACTTACACAGAAAGCAACCTGGTGCCGTCCGACATGATGCGCCCGTGGATTCAATCGAAGATCGACGCAGCCCCGCAAGCCGAGGCGCAAACCAATAACCCCGACGGCAATAATTAAGACATGAGCAAAACAACTGAACAAAATATAGAGCGCCGCACGTTCACCGGAACGGTCGAGCTGCGGATGGCAGAAGGGCAAGATTTCCCGACCGAGGTAACCGGCATTGCAGCTGTTGTAAACCAGCGCACGGACATCGGCTGGTTCGAAGAAGAGATTGCGCCGGGCGCTTTTGATGACGCCCTGACATTTTCCGACATCCGCGCCCTGTTCAATCACGACCCGAACCGCATCCTCGGACGCACCGCCGCCGGCACGGCTAAGGTATGGGTGAACGAGGAAGGACACCTTGCGTATAGCTTCACACCCGACCCATCTAACCCCGAACACGTCAGCGTCGTGCGCTCCATCCAGCGCGGCGACATAACTCAGAGTAGCTTCGCGTTTCGCACAAATGGCGTGCAGTGGGTATGGTCTGAGAAGTACGGTCAGGAAGGCACCCGCCGCATCCTGCGCATGAAAGAATTGTACGACGTTAGCCCGGTAACCTACCCAGCATACAGCGGCACAAGCGTAGGCAGCCGCGATGCTGAGGCCATCCGCCAGGAGCGCGAGGCCATTATCGCAGAACGCGAAGCGCAGACGGAAGCCGCCGCCGCTGAGTTGGCCAAACAACGCAACGCCCGCCGCGATCTTGCCGGCATCATTGCTAAAACTTTGTAAAAACATTCAACAGAATAAACGATGAAACAACTGAAAGAAAAGCGGGAAGCATTGGCCGCCTTGCGTGCCGAATTGCTGACCCTGTCTAAGGCCGAAAGCCTGACCGACGAACAAATCACCCGTATGAGCGAAATCAACGGCGAAGTTGACAAGCTGGCCGGCGAGATTGCCACCCTGGAAGCTACCCAGCGCAGCCTTGCCGCCGTACCCGTGGTACACACCACCGGCACCGGCGAAGCCCGCGAGCAGGACAAGCTGAGCAAGCGCTTCAGCATGATCAAAACCATGACCGAGCTGAGCAGCCGTTCTGCCGTGTCCGGTCTGGAAAAGGAACTGGCCGACGAAGCCCGCGAACAGAATATGCGTGCAGGCTTGACTGCCAGCACCACTGGCGTAACCCTGCCTGCATGGCTGATCAATCGCCGCGCCGCGAAGTCTGAAAAGCGGGACATCACCGCCACAGGTGGCAGCTCCATTACTGAAGGCGGCGGAAACGTGGCTACCAACGTAGGCGGCATCCTGAACGCGCTTGAGTCTTACATGATTTTGAGCCAGCTCGGTGTGCAGATGTTCGACGGCCTTGTTGGAAACCTGCGCTTCCCTGCCAACACCACCGCTCCCGTAGCTACATGGGAAGGCGAAACCGATGCAGCCGCCGAAAACACTCAGACCTGGGCTAACCGTACCCTGAGCGCAAAGCGTCTCGGTGCCTTCATCGACGTGTCTGACCAGATCTTGCTTCAGTCAAGCAACCCGCTGGAAGCTTGGGTTATGGACTACCTGCTGCGTGCCGGTGCCACCAGCCTTGAGCGTGCGGCCATCAATGGCGGCGGTTCTAACGAGCCGACCGGTATCATCGCCAACAGCGACGTAACCGTGACCTTTGCCGGAAACGCAGCCAGCAACGCGACCAATGCCAACGGCGCTAACCAGGTGTATGCTGACTGGGTGAACCTGTATAAGGCCGCGATGGTGAACAATGCGACCATGCAGAACCTCGCCTACATCACCAGCCCGCAAGTTCATGCCGACGCGATGATTCGCCCCAAGCAGTCCAGCGGTGTCGAAGGCAACTTCATCGTGACTCAGGCCGGCGTATCGCCCCTCGGTTTCCCGGTATTGGCCAGCACCAACGTGCCTAGCACCTTGACCAAAGGCACCAGCTCCGACCTGAGCGCCCTGATTTTCGGCGATTTCAGCCAGCTCGCCCTCGGTAGCTGGGGTAACCCGATTCTTGAAATGGACCCCTACACCCAAAAGGTGAACGGCCTGAACCGCTTCCACTTCATCAACTTCGTGGATGCGCTGGTGCTTCAGCCGAAAGCCTTCGCCGTGTGTAAGGACATCGACGCTACCACCCCTGCTTAACCTCTCCTAATCCCCCAATAACCCCCGACACCGGCGCGGTGTGTGGTAGTCAGCCGCGCCGTGTGTTTGGGTTTCCCGGATAGGACTTGAATGCTCCATCCGGGAGCCAGCCGAAAGGCTTAATTATTACCCAAAATGCAGACCCTTAAAATCAAATGGCTAACCAACCCCGCCGCATACGACTGCTGCTACAGCATAGGCGAAGTGTGCGAGCTTGAGGCAAAGCGGGCGCAGCTGCTTATCGACGCTGGAGCCGCTGAACTTCACAGCGAACCGGGCGAAACTGAAACCGCCACCGCCAAACCGAAAGCCGAAACTGCCACCGCGAAACCTCAGCGCAAACGATAACCATGCACCGCCGCATCGTCAACACAATTCAGCCCGCGTCCGCTTACATCTCTTTGCAGGACTGCAAAGATCATCTGCGTCTAATCAACACAGACGAGGACGGCTATATCGCGGCTATACTTGACGCGGCTTTTGACGTGTGCGAAAATTATGTAGGGTACCCGATCCGGTTGACCAACGTACAATTCACGTCCTACACCTGGATTAACGCCGACCTGGATTTTCCCGGGCGGTTTGTTTCCCTTGATTCAATCAAATACTACGCGGAAAACACCAACACCCTCACCACCTTCGCCAGCTCCAACTACGCAAGCAAGGCGCATGAGACCGGGCTTGTGCTTCGATGGAACGACGAAACAACCCTACCCAATACATTCGAAGACCGCATCGACGGTGTGCAATACAACACGCAGATGGGATGGGTACCCGGCACACTTCCCGGCGCTATCCGTGCTGCCGTGCTGCTGAACCTGACCGACCTTTATGAGGAGCGGAAAAACGCCGTCATCGGTACAATCCAAACCACCCTGTCACGCGGCTCGGACTTTCTGTTAAACCCGTATAAACTTCAGCGATTCGTATGAACCCGGGACGGATGGACAGGCAGCTAACCTTGCAGCGTTTCACAACAACGCAAAACGCTATCGGCGAAGGGGTGAAGACATGGACAACCTACGCTGACCGGGTGCCGACCAGCATCAAGCCCGAACGCGCAAGCGAGCGCACCAATGGCGACAAGTTGGAGGCGGAAAACAAAACGACCTTCATAATCCGCTGGATATCTGGCGTAAATGCCGCCGACCGCCTGCAATACGAGGGCGTGATATATGACATTCAAAACGTCCGCGAAGTAAACCGCCGGGCATATCTCGAACTTGACGCACGGAGGCAGGTATGATAGATTTAAAAGTAGAGGGTACACAGGTTATAGTGGACAAGCTGAAAGCTATCAAAGACCGCGCTGCCGATAAGGTAGTGGGCCGAATTGTGCGACAAGAATCAAAGGTTATTGTAGCATCTGCCCGCGCTCGTGTGCCTGTCGACTCTGGGCTGCTGCGCGGTCAGATTGGCTTCATCCGAAAGAACGATGCACGGTTTTCAAGGACTGCGCTGATTGGGGTAAATTACCGCGGCGAAGACAAGAAGCGCGGCACGTCTGCGTACTATGCGCACATCGTGGAATATGGCGGAAAATACATCCGCCGCACGGCCCGGCCATTTATGGCCCCGGCATTCGAGATGCACCGCGCCCGTGTGTCTCAGAACATAATCAAGCGGGTGCGTGAAAAGTTAAACATTCAAGACAAAAAATAAAACATTATGGCAACGACCGGAATAGTTAACGGCACCCTCATTGGGTTGTACAAGGTGGCAGGCAGCCCTTCCACTTTCACCAAGATTGCAAACGGCCGCGCCGCTGGCGCAGACCTGTCAATCGACATGATTGAAATCACGACCAAAGACAGCAGCGGCTTTAAGGAATACGTCGCCGGCGAAAAGGGCGGAACATTTCAGTTTGAAGGATTGTTTGAATACGAGGCCTCTGTATCGACTCAGGGTCTCAGCTTTGATGACCTGGTTACCGATGCGCTCGCAGGTACCGCGTTCACCATCCGCTGGTCATCGCAGTCAACCGGCGACGACTACCTGGAAAGCTCCGTCCTTATCAGCAGCGTATCTGCCTCAGCCCCGCAGAACGAGAGCGCTACATTCAGCTGCACCATGCAGATGACCGGCACAATCACTCTCGGAAACGTAGCTTAATCCGAACCCATGACGCAGCTGACTATCGCATCCCAAACCTACCCCATCGCCTACCCTGTGGCAGCGCTTACGCGGATCCTGCGCACGATGAAAATCGACGCAACCCAGCTAAGCGAAAAGGCCAGCAGCACAACTCTTGCCGACATGGTGGAATTTACCGCCACCGTGGCATGGGCCGGGCTTGTGTCTGGCGCGGTCAAGTCCGGCAAGCCGAAACCGTTCAGCGACCCGGACGAATTGCTTGAGGCTATCGAAAGCCTGGAACAACTTGCACCCAGCCTAACCGCGTTCAGCGAGGCGTGGGCCAAGTTCACCGGCGCGGACGAAGCCAAAGAGCAGCCAGCCGACACGGCGGAAACGGAGGCCCCTAACGCGGGGGAGATTCTGCCGCCAACGGTCTGACCGCGTGGGACATTGACCGGATAGCCTACGGCGAACTGGGCTTGCGCCCGGCGGACATGGAGCAAGCCTGCCCGCAATGGTTCAGGCTGGCGTGGGACGGCAAACGCAAAGCAACCGAAAGGGAGCAGCGCGACGCATGGAACAGAACACGGTGGCTGGCAGCGGCTATCTGGAACATCCACGCAAAGCACCCGGTCAAGCCTACCGACCTGTTGGAATGGCCGGAGGAAAGGCGGCAAAGATTGAATGAACTAAAGAGAATACAGGAAACGCTTAACAACGACAAGCGATTCCCGAAACAGATAAAACCGAAAACCGAACCCCATGAACAAAGCAGTAAAGGCAATACACTACCTGATGGCCAACACGGCCGGAATAACAGCCGAGATACCAGCGAATAAGGTATTCCCTGTCCGCGCTCCGCAATCCACAGCCTACCCGTATGTAGCGCATCAGTTGCTCAGCAACCGGCCCGAACCGCAAAAGGACAGCGCGAGTAATTTCGACTTTGCACAAATCCAGCTGTCCATCTACGCCGAAACCATGACCGAGGCGCAGGAGATTGCAGAGGCCATACGCACCGGGCTTGACAAGCGGCAAGGCACATTCGACGGCGTGGCAGTTGCGAATATCGAATACCTGGGCGAATCACACCTACCTGAAGACGGCGCGGGTAATGATCAGATTTATTTGATTCAAACCGAATTTGAAGTAAATTACCACCGCTAATCGGACATGGCAGAACGCGGCGGAGTAGATAGCCTGAATATTGTCATCGGCGCGAATACCGACGCGCTGAAGAAAGGTCTTGACGATGCCGTTAAGGCGGTGCAGCAAGGGAGCAATAAGGTTGCTACCGAATCAAAACGCATGGCCGACGCTATGCGCGCATGGCAAAAATCCGTCGACGATGTAGGTGTTGCGGCAAGCCGCAAGCAGCGCGCCCTGTTCAACCTTGCAATGGGTTATGAGCAGATGGGCACAGCTGGCAAAGCGAATCTGCGTGCTACGATGGTGGCAGCCCGCGAGAATAAAGACGCTATTGAGGATATGCAAATGGCTATCCAAGCGTCTACGATGGAGGGTAAATTCCAAATGGCGGCCCGCGCTATCGGCGAAGTAACGCAGGTACTGGCAGGCGCTAAAGGCGCGATGATGGCCCTCGGTATGAGCGGCGAAGATGCGCAGGAGAGCATGGCAAAGTTGCAGGGTATGATGGCCTTTGCCAACGGCATAGCGATGATGGCCGGGCTTGACGGCGCTATTAAAGCGCTGATACCAAGTTTAGGCGCAGCAACCGCAGGGTTGACTGGATTTAAGGCGGCACTTGCAAGCACTGGCATAGGGCTGGCAGCGGTGGCAGTCGGGTATCTTGTGACTGAGCTTCTGGATTTGATTCCGACGGTTAAGGACGTAGAGAAAGCGAATCAAGCCGCTATGAAAGCGCAGGAAGATTTATTAAATAGCCTGCGCGGTGTATGGTCTAATTCGTCTAAAGCCATGCAGAGCTACCTGCTTGAATTGGAGGCTGGCGGCGCAACCGAAAAAGAATTACACGCCGAAAAAATTAAGCAGATGAAGGCGCAGCTTGTCGCCTTTGAAGCTACTAAAGGAGCGGAGCAGGATGCATACGAAATGCGCCTCGCTATCATGGACGAAGAAAACCGTTACAAAATACAGCAGCGGCAAAAACAAGAACAGGAAAATTCAAAGCGCAACGCAGAGCATAAAAAACGAATAGAGCAGCAAAAAGCGGAGGCCGCAGAATACAAACGCATGGTTTCGATGCTGGGCGACCTTCAGGCGCGCACTGATATTTCTGAAGTAATGGGTAAGGACGCGAAACCGATAGCCCTTGCCCTCGACGTAGACCTGCGGGTTAAAGACCTGCGCGGGCGAGTGGGTAAACTGGTAGACGATATAAATGCAAGCCTCGACAGCGGCATCAAGTCAATGGCCGTAAACATGGCCGGCGCATTATCCGACCTTGCGATGAACATAGTAGCCGGGGCGGAGCAGCCGCTTGCGAAATTCGGCGACGCGCTATTATCAACCCTTGCCGGATTCATGCAGACGCTGGGACAGGCTATGATAAGTGCGGGCCTTGCGTCGCAGACGTTTCAAAAGGTTTTATTCACACAGCCCGGCCTTGCGATTGCCGCAGGTGCGGGCCTTATGGTGGCCGCTGGTGTTGTGAAGGGTATCATGCAGAAAGGCATCGAAGGCCGCAAGTCGCCGTCCGGCGGTGCCAATGGCGAAACGCCGCAAGGCATCCGCCCGTTCGCCGACGGCGGGATTATCTCCGGCCCGACCCTGGGCCTTATGGGTGAGTACCCAGGCGCCCGCAGCAACCCAGAAGTAGTGGCACCGCTGAACAAGCTTAAGGACATGATAGGCGGCGGCGGTAATTTAACGACACGCGTAAGCGGTCAGGATCTGCTTATCATGCTCGACAGGGCCGAAACAAATAGGGGGAGGGTAAGGTAATGGGAATTAAATACAGGGCAGAATTTGACGATATAAATGCAGTCCGCTGGAAAGTGGACATCGACGAAGCCAGCTATTCAGGCAGCGTTTCCACGTTCACCGTGGCAACGCCCGGGTTTACCGCGACATGGGAGGGCGACGGCTCGCGGGTGGGAGAAAACCCCATCCGCTCAAGCAAAGCGGTCATTCACTGGCTGGTTTCAAACAGCACCGAGGAAACATTTCTCGACAGCCTGGCTCAGTCATCCGAGCTGAAATACAACGTCCTGATATACCGCGCCGGTACGCTGTGGTGGGTCGGTACGGTATTGCCTGACCTATGCGTTTTTGAAAACCGCTACTACCCGTTTGCCTTTGACCTTACGGCGGTAGACGGCTTGGGCCGCCTTGCAGATTTCGATTTCGATTACGCCACCAACACCAGCAACCCGGACAATATAACCCTGGGCACGATCATAACCGAGGCGCTGAAGCCGACAAAGCTTGACGGCTTTTACACCGGCTCAGACGTGTACCTGCGTGCATCTTGCGAATGGGTAGACAGCAGCCAGACCACAACCCGCGACGCGCTGGAGTTCACCCGCGCCCGGCGTATTGCCTTCTTGAAGAATGCAGACAAGGCAGACCATTCCGGCTTGTGGGAACCCATCACTTGCAAGGATGCGTTGGAGAAAGTCCTGCGCTCGATGGGGTGCCGAATCGAGTTCAGCCGTGGCAGCTACCGCATTTATCAGCATCAGAACTACCGCAGCTCAAGCTACACCGAGTTCCACTATTCAAAGACCGGCATAACATCCGCCGGCTACCTGACAAGCCAAAGTATCAGCCCGCAATCCGGCGCAACCTGGCAAAGCTCAGACCTTGCGCTGACTACCGGAGCGCAATACACCTATTTCCCCGCATTGCGCCGGGCGGTTGTGTCAGCTGAACGCCGCCGGGCTTACGACCTGAGCCAGGCTACTTTCCAAACCGGCATCAAATCCGCCAACCTTACCGGCGTAGGCACGACCCGACCGGCACGCATCACGGGTCGCGTGTTCATCGAAAGCACAAAAGCGGTTTCCCGCCTCAAGGTTACATGGGGGCGTTATAACACAGCCACCAGTCTATTTACGCACGTTGTAGTATTTGACCCGGCCAAAGCGACAAACGGCGCATTCGATACGCCCGGTGCGCTGACATGGCAGAGCATCACGCCCGCAAGCGGTATAAGCTCCTACGCATTCGGCTATGACATTCCGGCCAACTTCCTGACCGGCGCAGACGGGCGGGTACCTGTGGATGTGGATATACCCATACCCGGCACGGCGACAGACCTCGGCGACGAAATCCGCATAACCGTTACCGCTGAATACTGGGACTACTCCTACATTAACGGCAAGCTCGTATCCGGCACGCTTACCTGGAATCAGATTAAATGGCAGGGGTCGCTTGTGCTTGAAGTGATGGCCGATACAACCAACCAAGAATGGGTAGACGCGTCGGAGTGGATCGGAACCAACACGGCACAGGCCGACAACAGCGTAACAATCGAGCTTGACAACTGCCTGATTGACGGCAGCAGCCAATTTACAGAGGGCGTGGACATCTACACCGCCGCAACCGTATGGCAGGCCGCATCGGCATGGAAACGCTTTGACGGCGACAGCCTGACAGCGGTACCATTGCCGCAACTGCTTGCCAATTACATAGTAGCCCACCATTGGCGGCCGGCGCGAATCCTTCGCGGCACGTTCTTTGACCGGCCCAGCTTCTTGTTCGACTGCGTCAACAGCCCGGTATATGGGTCGGATGTCTACGTATGGAACGGCGGCAGCTTTACAGCTAACGACGCCCGGTGGAATGGCGAATGGGTGCGGTACCAGTTCGACGGCACAGCGTTCACCGGATCTGTTAAACTCCCATCCAACCGCGATACGGTCGGCACAACCGAAAAGGATATCAAGTCCCTTCGCCAGCGCGTGGCAGAACTGGGCGTAGTTGCCGGCGGCATAGTCAGCCGATGGATTGACGGCTGGTTAAATCAGGGCGAAGGACAAGGCGATATCGGCACACCGTCCGGCGGCGATATCTGGCGCCCTGCAATAATCTTCGACACCAACGACGGATTCCAAGCCGCGATACAACCCGTCTTCGTGTTCGGGAAATCCGTGCTGGACATCAGCAGCAATACAACCCTCGACAAAGAGGCCCGCAAGGTTTTCGTCAGCACCAGCGGTGGCAATGTTACGGTAACCCTGCCCGCTGCTTCGCAGTTCCCGGACTGGGAGACGCTGACAATTATCAAGACGCAGTCCGCGCATAAGGTCACAATAGACGGCAATGCTGCGGAAACGATCAACGGGTCGGCTGTGATTGAATTAAACAGCCATTACGAGACCGCGACATTAGTTTCGCATAACGGCACAAGCTGGATAAAACTTTAAACAATGACACCCAATAGCAATAGCAGCGTAGCAGCCTGGCTCACCATCCAATGCCGCAAGGGCGACACCTTCAGCCGCGATTTCGCCTTCACGCAAGCCGACGGCACAGCCTTAGATATGACGAACTACGTCCTTGTGCTTACCGTTAAGAATACGGCCGGCACGGCTGTGCTGACCATCAGCGGCGGCGACTGGAGCGGCACGGCATCGGGCGGTTTGTTTACCGCCACCAAGAGCGCGGCAACAATGGCCGGACTGACAGCCGGGCAGTATG